AGCCGCACAATCTCGGCGGGCCTGACGGGCTGCTGATCCTGGCGCTGCGCATCATCACCGCGGGCATCCAGGGATCGCCGGAAGAACCGCCGGGAAAAGCCGCGGGGGAGATACCGAACGGATCGACGATCTCCCCAACGGCAAGATCCGATTCGGACCACTCCTCGGCACTGCTGTCCTGATGGGCGTAGCTCCGAGCGAGCTCAAGCGGATGACGGTGTGGGAGTTCGGTGCGGTGGCTGATCGCTGGATGGAAGCGCACGACACCGGCGAGCATGGCATGTCGAACTCGGAGAAAGACGAGATCTGGGAGTGGATGCAGACGCAGCCGAAAGTGCCGCTGACGCTGAAGAATGGACGGGCCGATGGTTGATGGTATCGACAAACTCAAGCGCCGGCTGATCGACCAGCTCCCGAAAGTGATGCGCGAAAAGGTCGAGGCGGCGATGCTCGAAAGCGCAGACGAGATCGTTGCCGCGGCCAGGCTAAGGGCACCGGTGGCGACCGGCGAGGTTCGCGACAGCATCCGTCAGCACGGCGTCAAGGAAGGCGCCCGCGGCGGCCTCTATGTGGCAATCACTTCTGGAGATCCTTCGACGACCGAGGAAAGCCACGGCACGAACTACCAGATCGCCCGGCTGCTGGAGTTCGGCACGGTGGCGATGCCGGCGCAGCCTTTCATGCTGCCGGCCTATCGATCGCAGCGGCGGCGGGCCAAGGCGCGGATCCGCCGCGCCATGCGCGATGCCGTGATGTGGAAGGGATAGGCTCATGGCCGCGGATGACGCAGCAGTCGTCGTCACTCTCAGGGCAAACCTGAAGGACTATGAAACGGCGCTGAAGTCGGCGGTCCGCGCGACCGAGCGCGCTGCGAAGGCGGCCGAGAGCGCGATATCGAACATCGGCAAGAAGGCGCCGGCCGGCCAGCAGATCGCTCAGAATTTCGCGAAGTCTGCCGGGCAGATCCAGAACGACGCCAGGATGCTGCAATTCCAGTTGAACGACATATTTTCGGGGCTGGCATCCGGCCAGGGCATCCGGGCCGTGCAGCAGCAGCTCGGCCAGATCGCGCAGCAGATATCGGGCGGCAGCCTGGCGGCCGGCGCCCGCACGCTCGGCGCGGCGTTCGTCGGCATGATCAATCCGATCAACCTGGCGGTGGTAGCCTTCGGTTTCGCGGCCACCGCGGCGGCGAGTTATTTCAGCGGCGCCGGCGATGGCGCCGAGGAGACCGCAAAGGATCTGCAGAAGCATCGCGACCTGATCCGTGACGTCGCCAAGACCTATGGCGACGCGCTGCCGGCGCTCAAGGCCTTCAACGACTACCTCGACGCGCAGGAAGGCAATGCCAAGCAACTGGAAGGACTCGACGCGGCCATCAAGTCGGCTGGCGACGAGCTAAAAAAGATATTGCAATCCGCCGGCACCGAGGGGATCGACAAGGTTCTCGGCCTGTTCAAAAACTTCGAGAAGCTGAATATCAAGCCGGTCATTGCCCAGTGGGAGGAGTTCAAGAAGCACGTCGAAGACGGCACCGTGACGATCGAAGAGTCCGAGAAGATGGCCACGCTGCTCAACAAGACGTTGCACAGCCTGCCGGTGAAGTCCGGCGACGATCTGGCCACCGGCTTCATGAAAGTGCTGACTCCGATCCAGGCGCTGATCCAGCACGTCAGGGATCTCAACACCGAGCTGAAAACATCGGCTGATGAGATCGCCGACATCATCAACAAGGCGGTGCCGCTCGGCAGCATCGGCGCGCCGGTCGTGTCAGGTGCCGGCCGGCTCAATCCGTCGCAGACCGAACTCGCGATTTCCGCAGGCACGGCCGATATCGAGATCACGCGAGCACTGCTGAAGTCGAAGGCTGTGAACAAGCAGATCGCCGAAAGTCTCGACAACCTGACAGACGACGCGGTCCGGGCCTTCGGCAAGCTGTTTATGATCCTGCCGGAATCCGCACAGATAACCAGCGGCGTTCGCACCCGCGCCGAGCAGGCCGCGGCCTATGCCCGTTACAGGTCAGGGAAGGGTGGCCTGGCGGCGCCGCCTGGGACAAGCCGGCACGAAATCGGCGGGGCGCTCGACATCGGCGCGGGCGTGGACATGGCGACGCTGAAGCGGGCCGTCGATGGTGTCAAAGAGCTGACGACGCTGAAGGGCAAGGCCTACGCGGTCGACAAGGTGCACGTGCAACTTCTTAGCCAGGCCCGCGCGGCCGAGGACGCCGAGGCCGACGCGATCGAGAAAAAGGCCGATGCGCTCGCCGCGGCCCAGCAAAACCTTCAGGACTATCTGTCCTCGCTCGACGAGCAGGCGTCGCTGCAACAGCGCATCAACGAGATCAATGCGAGCGGACTATCGGCCGACGAGAAGACCACAGCCATTGCGGTCGAGACCGAGTTGCAGAAGGCGCTCAACGTCGCCAAGCAGAACGATCTCACGCTGACCGAAAAGCAGATCGCGCTCATCCGGCAGAAGGCGATCGCCAACGCGACGGCAGACATCGCCGCGCAGGACATCGCCAGCGCGGCCAAACTCCAGGCCGACGCGCTGAAGGATGCACAGCGGGCGGCAGAGGATTTCCAGAGGGCAACGCAGGCGGCTGTCGGCGGTCTGATCAAGGATCTGATTGCCGGCAAGGATGCGGCCGAGGCCTTTTCCAATGCGCTGCAAAAGATCGCCGACAAGGCGATCGACATGGCAATTCAAAACCTGTTCTCGATGGGCGGTCCCGGCGGCGCTGGCGGTCTGCTCGGCGGCATGATCATTCCCGGCATCCTGCACGAGGGCGGCGTCGCCGGCCAGGATGGCTACGGATCCGGCCGCGCCGTGCATGCCTCGGTCTTTGCCGGTGCGAAGCGATACCACCAAGGCGGCCTGGTCGGCGGCGAGGTTCCGGCCATCCTCAAGCGCGGCGAGATCGTGCTGCCGTCGGCGGGATCGCTCAAGAAAGCCAGCGGCAGCAGCGACACGGTGAACTTGCGCCTGCACGACGATAGCGGCCGCATGGCGGAAATCGCCGACCAGCGCATCCAGACGGCGAGCGGCACAATCATCAAGGTATCCGTCGTCCAGTCGGCCAAGACCGTGCAGCGGCAGCTGCCGGGCATGATGGCAAACGCACAAGTCAGGAATGGGTGAGACATGGCCGCGAGCGGTGCAATCCTGTGGCCGTGCGGAGTGCTGAGGCCACAAAACGTCGCCTGGAATATCTCGCCGCGCACGCTGGCCGCGCCGACGTCGGTCTCCGGATTGACACAGGTCGTCTCGACCGATGCCGGGATCTGGAAAGCGACGTTCGATTCCATCATCGTCCAGGGCCGCGACGCGGTCCTGACCTATCGCGCTATCGCCGTACGCCTGGAAGGCCGGATGAGTCCGGTCCTGGTGCCGCGGTGCGCCGCGTGGGGACCGCGTCCGGCTGGCAGCAGCGGCAGCGATCTCCGCGAGCAGGTGCCGCACAGCGACGATGCGCTGTTCAGTGACGACACCGGCTATGTCGGCCGCGCAAATTTCATCTATGCGGCGGCGCCAGCAGCTGCCCGTGCGGTCTCGATCAACGTCACGATTGCCTTCGGCGGCACGCTCGAGCCGGGCCAGGACTTCTCGATCGGCGAGCGCATGTATCGGATCCGGACCGTCACCTATACCGGCGCCAATACCGCGACGCTGACATTCCGGCCGCCGCTGCGCGAGGCAGTCACGACCGGCTCGACGCTGGAATTCGACGAACCGGTCTGCCGCATGCGGCTGGCTACCGATGACGCGATGGATCTTGATCTTGCCCTGCACCGCTTCGGCTCGCCGACGGTGATGTTTCTCGAGGACATCTAGCGATGGCGTTTTTCACACCAGCTCAGATCGCGATCCTGGCGGCCTCGATCGTGCGGCTCGATCTGCTGGCCGAGTTCCAGTTCCAGGGCGAAACCATCCGCGTCTGGAACGGCAACAGCCCGCTTGTGAGCGCGGGCCATACCTGGCTTCCGCTCTACGGCGCCGCGACGATCGAAGGGCTGGGCATGTCCGGCGGATCGATCTCGGAGACCGTGCAATTCACGTTGAACGGCCTGCCGGGCCAGCCGGCCGACTTCCTGGGCGCGGCGCTCGAGGAGACGCCCGACGTCGTCCAGCAGATGGTGATCGTCTCGGTGCAGCTGTTCGACACGGACTGGCAGCCGGTCGGCAATCCGATCTCGATATTTTGGGGATTCATGCAGCCGCCGCGCATCAACCGCACGCCGGCACAGGACACGCAAGGCGCGATCCAGTCGATCTCGCTGACCGCCGAGAATGCGTTCTTCAACCGCTCGCGGCCTCCCTATGGCCGCGGCACCGATCGCGACCAACAGACGCGGCACCCGGGCGATCTGTTCTACAGGTTTACGCCGCAACTTTTGTTCAAGCAGCTGATCTATCCCGACTATTGACATGGACATCGAAACCTATATCCGCACCGAGGCCGCCAGACCATTTCGCTGGGCCGAGACCGATTGCGCCTCAACGATCGACCGCTGGATCGAGACGGCGACCGGCATCTCGGCGCTGCGGACGTTCGGCCGCATCCACCGGTGCGAGGCCGAGGCGCGCGCCTGGCTCGACGAGCCGGGCGGCTTCGCCGTCGCGGTCAATCGCGTCATGCGCAAGGCCAGCTTCCACAAGACGCCGGATCCGCAGCTCGGCGATGTCGGGCTGATCTTCCACAAGCAGCAGCTGTGCCTGGCGATCCACGCCGGCCGCTTCTGGTTCACGCGCAATGAAACCGGCCTGATCGGCGCACCGCTCGCCGCCTGCTGGAAAGCCTGGCGGATCGCCTGATGCCTGGCGCAATCGCACTCGTCGCCACATTCGCCGCAACGCTCGGCACGGGCGCGATCGGCGCAACGGCGATCTTCTATGGTGTCTCGGCGGCGCTCTATCTCGGTCTGTCGATCGGCCTGCAGTTCCTGGCGCAAGCGCTGTTCAAGCCATCGGCGCCGCGGCCCGAAGATGTGCAGACGTCGCTGAAGCAGCCGGCGCAGCCGCGCGTGCGGCACTATGGCCGCGTCAAGGTTTCCGGGCCGTGGATCTTCGCCGAGTCGAAGGCGGGCATCTTGTACAAGCTGCTTGCGCTCGGCGAGGGACCGGTCGACGCCATCGAGCAGTTTTGGATGGACGACAAGCTATGCGTTCTCGACGGCTCGGGCTGGGTGACAAACCATTGGTTCGGGCTGTCCGTCAACATCAAGTCCCGCCTCGGCGTGGTGCCGGAAACTGCCTATTCCGAACTGACATCAAACTTCCCGGAGTGGACGACGGCGCACCGCGGCGACGGCGTCGCGAGCCTGCTGGCGCGGCAGACTCCCGTCGAGCAGGAAAACTTTCTGACGGTCTTTCCGAACGGCGCCAACACGGCCTATCGGGCGGTACTGCGCGGCGCCAAGGTGCTCAACCCGGTCAGCAGCGTGACGGCGTGGAGTGACAACGCCGCCGGCGTGATCCTCGACTACATGACGCACGCCGACGGCATGCGGCTTCCCGCGGCGGTCTTCAATACGCCGCTGGCGCTCGCCGGATGGCAGGCGAGCTGGAACCGGGCGACCGAGGATATCGCGCTCAAGGGCGGCGGCACCGAGGATCGTTATCGGCTGTGGGGCAGCTACTTCCTCAATGAGCGGCCGGCCGACGTGCTCGGCCGCATGCTGGTCTGCTGCGATGGTCGCCTGTGGCCGACGCCGGATGGCGGCCTGGCGCTCGACATCGGCCAGTGGGTCGAGCCGACCGTCATCGTCGACGAAGATATGATCGTCGGCTTTTCGGACTTCTCGCGCGGGAAGGATATCTTGACCACCGCCAACACCATCCGCGCGACCTATCTTGATCCGACACAAGACTACCAGACCGCCGACGCGGATCCGTGGATCGATCCCGTCGACGTCGCCGAGCGCGGCGAGATCGAGCTCGACACATCCTTCATCATGTCGCCGTCGCACAGCCAGACGCGGCGCTTGATGAAGCTGGCCGCCTGGCGCGCCAATCCGCTGTGGGTCGGCACCTTTCAGTTGAACCTGGCGGGACTGGCCGCAGTCGGCGAGCGCCTGGTCCGCATCAACTATCCGGCGTTCGCGATCAACGAGGTTTTCGAGGTGCAGAACCTGCAGCTGATCGTCGGCGAGGGCAACATCCTGCAGGGCGTTACGATCGAAGTGCAGTCAATGCCGCAGACGGCCTATCTGTGGGATCCCGACATGGAACAGGGCGCAGAGCCGGTTTCGACTGGCTCGACGGTCGATCACACGCTGCCGCTGCCGACCGGCTTCGATGCCGAGGTGTTTACCAGTGTCGTCGGTGGCGCCACGGTCTTCTATGCGCTCCTGTCGTGGGATACACCGCCGGCCGGATTCAAGGTGACGGCGCGCGGCAAGCGCACAGCCGCCACTACCTGGACGGCGATTCCGGTCGCCATCGATGCCGTCGAGGCGGACAGTTTCGCGCTGC